TGCGTCGTCTTTGACCAGGCGCAACATGGCCCGCATTTGGTCGGTCATGTTGCTATCATGATCGCCGTCTTCATACCGGCGGAATTTGGCAACCCGGGCCCCGCGCTTTTTCAGATCACCGCGCCAGGAGATACCAGCGTCGATGGAGTTGTAAAGCTCTGGGTCCGTTTTAAATAGTGCGTCTACTAATAGACCTTCGTTTGACATTTTACCTCGTGTAGTTGCTTACTTTTACTGCGCCAACTTTGACGCGGTTGTTATCCATGTCGTCCTCGTACCCATAGCGGGCACCATCGATAAAATGATTATTCTTGTCAACCGGCACCGGCATCGGGTTGCCTGCCGCGTCTTCTTTCCAGTGAAAGGTAGACAGCTCGTTATGTGCATTTACGCAGCCTTTGTCAACGATAATTTTTTGTTGCTGCAACCACTGGATCCCAAATAAGACGCTGTCTTTACCTTTTTTAGCTCCGCGCGCATTCACTTTGTGCTGCCTGAGTTCGGCTATCGACTTTGGTTCGGCGCTGTCGCAGGTTACAAGATCGTTTCCAATGAGCCGCAGCACCTCGACCGCCAGCAGGTCATTGGTTAGCCCTTTTTCGTATAGCTCGTCATAAATATAGATTGTCTTGCGCATCTTGTCATAATGCGTGCAAGCCATCGCTGCCGGGTCGCTGCTGAATCCAAAGTCAAGACCGTGACGGCGATTGGTAAACTGGTCGTGCATCCCGGATAAATCCTCGACCGACCAATTGCGGAAGATGACGTGGCCCAGGATGCCCCACATACCTTCAGAATATACGGAAAAATAATACTTATCCGTTTCGTTTTTTAGGTCATCAATATCGCTTGGCGTCAAAAATCGGTTATCTCTCCAGGTTGTCTTTAGAATTGCGATACCTTCGGCTTTGTATTCCTTCTGGCTATCGGACCACCCGATTGTAGAGAAATATTCCTGAAATAGCCAGCTTGTTTTGAGCACGGGGTTGAATGATAGTGTCATCCGTTTTGGTATTCTCTCGTCCCCGCCGCGCTGCCTTTTGAATAATTGTTTTATCGCGCTCTTTTCGCATTCCGTAGCTTCTTCAACCCATAAATCAGTCCATGCCCCCTTTGCCGGCACAATCGATTTTACTTTTTCCACATCGTCTAATCCGATAAATACTATCTGGTATCCGTTGCGGCAATTAATAATAAAATCACTTTTGTTTATGTTGAAAAGATGACCAACTCCCCATTCGTTTATCACACGGCAAACCTCGGCAAAAACAGACGTTTTGATTGTCCTTGCCGTTTGTCTACAAATAAGATAATTTCTTTTATTTCCCATCACATCCATTACGCATCTTTGCGCCAAAAAACGAGACTTTCCGCTGGCGCTGCCCCCAAACATTATTTGAGTTCTATCCATACAGGACAGGTAGGGAACATAGATATCGTTGAAAACGGCGGGGTCAATCTGAACTTCTGGCATTTTTTTCTTCTCTTCGCAAGGCGCAGAACCTTTTCATAGATTCGGACGTTTTCTTTTTTGTCTCCTCGGTGATTATTCTTTTTCTGCGGGCCTCGCTTAGTTTCGCACGCGTTTCTTGGGTTGGGACATAACCCTTTTGCGCGTCGCTTATTTTTTGGCGTTCCTCTTGGGTTGGTATTCTGTGATGCCCTATTTCAAGGGCTGCCCTTTGATTTTCGTTTGGGCTTTTCCCTTTATGAAAAGCGGAAATTTTAGCGCATCGTTCGGGGGAATATTTGCCGCGCGGTTTCCCTGTCCATATCTCCGACATTCTTTTCTTGGATTCTTCTGTGTGCCGAAAGCCAGTGTGGGCCACCGACATTTCCATTTTCTTTTCTTCCGAGAAACGATAACCTAAGTTATTCCCAGCAAGTTGGATTGTGTTGTATTCTGGGAAAGACGCGTCTAAATATATTTGCTCTCTTTTCAATAGATCGGCGGGATTATCGACAATCTCAAGGATGATAAATTCAAAATTATCTTTTCCGTATTTTTTCCATGCGGACTGAAGATGTTTGCTGTGGTGATTTCCTTTACGCAGATGATAAGTATGATGTCTCCACCTATCCCTAATATCAACGGCAGACCCGACATATCTATGCCCATTGATTTTATTGACAATGGCATAAATTCCGCTTATTTTGTTTTTGTTGGTTGGGGGTATAATGGGCAAATCGACAGCCCTCCTGTGGCTTTCGGTCATGTGCCCGGATGCTCTAACATCGCGGGCATATTTATAATCACAATTACTCCATAATACGCTATTCATTGTCTGATTTTAGCAATCTAACAACAATGGTTCCGTCATTGCCGGTGCCTTCAACTGGCTGTACTGGCTTGCCGTCGATGCGCTCGTAAATCCACTTGACAAATTCCATCCAGTCTTTCACGCCGACGGTTGACGGTTTTTTGTCGCCCGGAAAAGTTACCCTGCCAGTAGTTGCAACTTCCGCAACCAGGATAGCCAAAAGGCGCTTCCCACTTATGCTTTTACCATCATGCTCGACGGTTTTGGAAAGCGCCGTTTGAAGGAGATCAGTCAGGGCCTTATTTTTAGGAGGTCGCCCTGACGGATTTCCGCTCTGACCTGGCTGAAATTGTCCCTTGCTCATTTCCTGATATCACCTGTTTTTCAGGTTTGCATACAATGTGCAAAACTAATTGTTCTCGTTTTACCGCCATAAGCTGCGCGGCGGCCACAATTGCGGATTCGGGTAAGTCGAGAGTGACGCGCAAACCCTGGTCGATTAGAGTTTGAACTTTATAGACAGTCGCGTCAAACTCGATTAATTCGCCCATCACACAACGTTGATCAGGACATACACGATGATGGATACAATGACGGATGCCAAGATGCCCATCGCCCATTTTTGCAGCGCGGAAATCATATCTTTGATTTCCCCGACCTCTTTTCCTATGGTCTTTATCTCGCTTTTCAGATTGGCGATTTCGACTTTAGCCCCCGGCTTGCCGTTGCCGTTGATAAATTCATCGTGCTCGCACACGGTTTTTTTGATCTGCTCGGTCTCGATCTTGATCTGCGTTACCTGGTTGGTTAGTGTTGCTGCGGTCATGCGTTACGCCCTGGTTATCTTTTCGAGCAGGCCAGCAATCATTTTTTCAATAATCGCTTTCGCCTGGTCATACAGCAGCGAGGCCAGACCCCCAAGCGCCAGGCCATAAACGGCAACCGAAAACCAGTAGACATATATCAACCAGGCATCGGCTGTGGGCGGTCGCGTCTGCGTCACCATGTAGCCACAACCCAAAACGAGACCAACCGCGGCAGAGCAAACCGTCTGCACCCAGCCCTGAGCGCCAATCTTGCCAGCCAGGTAAACCAGCACCAACACCACAAAGACCAGCGGCACCCCGGCCACTGAAGCAGAGACAAAACCAGACAAATCCATGACTCACCTCGATAGACTCAATCTGCATACATCATAGCACAATTAAAAATGAAATTCAATATCAATATGAGTTTTCATCTTCTTAGTTTATTTTAATGTAATTACATATAACGGTATATATAATATATATAGAAATCAGGAACAAACCAGACAGGAGAAAACGAGATGGAACCCAAAAAATGTGAGATTCACCTGAAGGAACGCACGGACAGCACAGACACGGAGAGGTTTTTTGACGGGTGGCTCGTCGGTTGTCAGAATGTTTTTGGACCGCGCTGGCAGATGTGCGCGATGAACAGCGCGAGCGCTATCAAGTGGCATTGCGAGATCGAGAAGAAGGCGTTCGGTCTCTCTATCGAGACGAAGACAGTTTTCGAAAATTTCTAGCACTCGAAACCTGGGAAACCAGGTCACCGGCAACACGGGCCGGTCTGAAGAGAGATGACAGCGCAACACCGGGGCAGGGCGCGGAAGCCGGACAGGGAGAACATCATGAAAGATAACTGGAACGAAGTTATGGGCGATGTGAAAGCAAGCGACGTTATCGAAGCTGCACAGAACGCAAATGTCACGGTTGCGGATTGGTTGCACACGATGTACCTGAAGATGCACCAGGACGCAATTGACCCGGATGTGCAGATTGACTTCGACGACCTGGCTGAGCAGATCGTCAAGGATGCGCGCTACAAAGAGTATGATCGCGGCACAGAAGCTGGATATTCATGGGCCGAACAAGTTGCGAATATCAGCAAGTGGGAAGATAGCATGACCCGCCAGGCCGTTGACCTTGCGATCAGCGAGGGCGACACCACGAACTGGCTCGAGGCAGACGCGTCAAGCGATTACGTAGACGGTTTTCATGCGGGCGTGTGGAATGCTTATCAGGTAAACCACCAATAATCACCGCCGGGGCCAATCACCCCGGCCCGGTCTACCGCTGCGAGCGCGGTACTGACGAGGCCCAGGCAGGTCGAAACCGGGAGGATGAAAATGGACGTTGACTCACGCAGCATAGAGGACATTTTAGAGGGATATGCGAGTAAGTTTCTCGCTGACGATCATGATACTAACGACTTGAGCGACGCGGCTCTCGAAAATGCGTTCAAGTACTGCGTGATTTCACCCAAAAAAGTTTTTTACCCGGCCATCCGGGAAAGCATAATCAAACTTGCCAAAAATCATAATCACACCCCGCCGGTCGGGTAGGCCGGCAAAGGATACAAAAATGCGCAATGTTTTTGATGTGATCGAAATGGACGGTCATTGGGTCGTTACGACCGGTGGCAACATGGGCCATTTTGAGGCTCAATGTCTGGCTGCGGATAAAAATGGCCTGCCGCAGCCAACCCAACGCCGAAAGGCTGGACGAAAGACGCTCTATCCACAACCGATGGTCAGGATGACCGTTTATGTCAGGCCCGATCAAGACGAATGGCTTGCATGCCAGGTAAACGCCAGCGCCATCATCAGGGAGCAGATAGACAGGCTTATGGCCGGGTCATAATTAACTTTTGTTTCGAGTTCGCTTGATTGTGGCGTGGGTTTGCATGAGTTCATCCATGCCACCACAAAAGCGAGTGTCCAGGTTTCCGTAGAGCTGGATGCTCGCTCTGCGTTTCTCGACTTTGCGCGGATTTGGTTTCCACAAGACACCGCCATAGGCAACGGCCAGCACGATGATGATGCCAGTAATTAGGATTTGGGCTTTGGTGTCGATTGCAGCCGGCGTAAAGCCGATAGCTACACCAACCGCGACCCAAAACGCCACCGTCAAGACAAGTAATATTTTCATGATTTCTCCTGGTCGTACATTTCAACGATTGCGCGGGCTTGCGCCAGGCTGTATGCAACTCCACCTTTGCAGCCTCGCCACGTTAACCAAAACTCGATTTCGTCCGGCGTCATCTCGCCGCCGGGTGTCTTGACCTCGATCAGCAGGGTCGTGCGTGTGATGCGGGTAAGGACAACCAGATCGGGGAAGCCATGACCGGCGCAGTGCGCGTCAAAAACAGTGTGACCGTCTTCGCGCAGACCGTCACGAATCGCGGCATGGGTGTTGTCGGTGCGGGCGGCTCTCATAATCGCCTCGAAATATTTTCGTAAATCATGCGAAAAAGCAGCGGGGGACACGCGTTACCGATGCCCTTGCAGTCCAGTGCGTTGTTCCCGGACAGCCTGTAGTCGTCCGAGAAAGATTGAAACCGGGCCATGGCTCGCGGTGTCATCTTTACAACGCGGCCTTGTGACAACCAGGCGCGGGGAACATTTCCAACCCTATCAACGCTGGCTATCGTCCAACTTGGTTCGTCCTGCAACCTGGCGCAGTTATCGTTTGTTGTGTTACCGCCAGCGGCCAAAAACGCCCGGGGCACAAACGAATTTCCATTCCCGGCGACCATCGTGAAGGCTGGATCGATCTCGTCCACAACCGGCATTGTGCGCTGATCCGTGGGGTGAACGAGAAAGGCGCGCATTCGCCCGTTCGCATTTGTTGTAATCGAAAGGGCGGGCTCTTCTTTGTTTCGCATGTTGTCACCATAGTTGTGGGCGCTTGAATTGGAGGCCAGTAGTGCGCATTTCATCAGATCGTCCGGCAACCTCGCCAATTGCCAGGGTGCGAATTGACTATCCGGCAGCGTCGGGATTAAATCCTCGATTGCCTCATACCATCCAACCCAGGGCTTACGCGCAGGGGAGAATAGGCTGGCTGCCGCGAGTTCCGGGTATTGCGGATTGTAATGCGTTTCTTGTGGCATCGCTGGCATAAAGTCCAGCGATGCCACCAGGATCAGACGCTTGCGCGTCTGAGGGACACCGAAATCGGCTGAATTTATGTGCCAGTAGGCGACTTTGTAACCCATCCGCTTGAGAGCCGGTAAAAATCCTTCGCACTTGTCACCACCCGCGAACGCCTGGAAGTTTCGGTATTGCCATACATTTTCCAAAGTAAAAACGCGTGGTCTCAACATATCAACGAACTGAATTGTTTTGGTCGCCAGGTCACGGTCGAGTTTCGTTTCTTTCGTGCCGTCCTCGTTGATTTCCGCGGATGAATTCGCAAGGCTGGCATTCGTGCAGGGTGGCGATGCGTGGAGTACATCAATTGATGGAAAGTTGTAAGGATCGCAATCTAAAATATTCGCGGTTATGACTGGGTGCCCGTTTTTCCTGGCGACTTGCGCAATCTTGTCATCAAGTTCAATCCCAAACATATCAACAAAACCGACAGCAATTGCACCCTCAGAAGCACCACCAAACCCACTAAATAAGTCTGCGTAAGTTATCATTTTTTCATTTTCCGGCGCGTATTTTCCCCAATGTTTCTTATCAATCCATCATATTTCCAATGGCACGATTGACACATTCGCTTGTAATCGTTGATGTCCGAGTAATTACCGGTAAGATTTGCCCAATGGTATGTCTTCTTTGGATCGTCCGTTCCGCACACCTCGCATTTTTTAGGCATTCCCCGCGCGCGTTTTACCCGATCATGACAAGCACCATAACCAGCTTTATCGCCCAGCCATTGGTGATTTCCATATTTCCATTGATCTTTTTTACCACAAGTTCTAGGCACATACTTTATGCGCTTGAATAAATTAACGATGGCCTTTTGAGTCATTCCATAGCATCGACCGACCTCCAACTCAGACATACCAGACTCATACAAACGCACTGCATCAGCTGGATCGATATTTGCCGTCTGAGATATAGCCTTACATCGCTTGCTGCAAAATCTGGGGGTTGGGTTGTATGAACTGAATTTTGTCCCGCAAACTTCACAAATAACATGTTTGATGGCCATAAACAAAAACGCCCCTTTCGTATTTGCCGTCATTGTCGAAGTGAACAGCTGGACATTGATAATCCACACGGAAGGGGCGCTTTTGGAGCAACTATAGAGTTGTTCAAACTAAAGACGGCACTTTTTCTATAAACAAAAACGCCCAGAAATATTCACTTCGACAATATCATTATACACCATTGGCGCGTCGATCGCAACCATCGAAACCCGAAAACAAACGGGCTATCTTCATGCCAACACCAGCTTTCTACCCGCCACGACCTTTTTTTGATTGTTCGAATGGTCCATGACGCAAAATCCATTCGCGTAGTAGCCCTGGTGAACCTCGGATTCGAACGACGAACGCACCAGGCGGCTGCCGCGTCGAAAGTCACCGTCAGGATCAGATAGGACCTCTATCTTGTACCATCCATCTTGATTGTCTGGTTTCATCCTGGCGCGCGGCTTGTTCTTGCATCCTTTGGGCCGGCTCATAAAAGCACGATCCCGCGCGCCAGGAACTTGACGCGTCTGATTTTTCCGTCTTTCTCAAGGCCATCGAGATAAAACCTCACCAGCGACATACTTTTTACGCCGATTGCATTTCCGACTTCGCGCATCGATGGAGACATGCCGTTCTGGGAGTGATACCGGCGGATAAATGCCAGTGCCGCGGCCTCACGGTCGGATTGCTGAAGTGTTTTCATTTCGCGCCTGCCTTCGCATCGCGCACCGTGTCCAGGTAGATTTCGATGGCCCGGTCGATGTTCGGCATACACAGCGCCGATGGGTAATCTCGGTTACAAACTGAGCAGTAAAGAAATCCGTTGTACTCCGACCAGTACAGGCGGAGGTCGTAATCACCGCTTTTCAAGTCGTTCTTTTCCTTGCACACTGGACACCGGTACCCAAGTTCAACCGGAAAATCAATCGGCGTGTATCCTGTCGGACGCATCCCCATGACTTCGGCTGCGCTGGCGTTTTTCGAAACTGGATTAGGCATGTTCGATCTCCAATTCATCGAGTTTGTTGTATTCCGGGTCAAAATATGCCCATACCGGAATATTTGCCGGACCAAGTTTTTGCTTAATCAGACTTATTAACATTTGTCTTTTTCCAATAATCCGTGTTTTTCCAACCATATCACCATCCGTAAAATAGTTGCTTGGTCGCATCAAGCTTAAAATCTTATCGGATGTTTGCTCGATATTCGATGTCCATTGTCCATCATCCAGGCCGGGTATTTTATCTTCGGTTTGATCTACTTCACGCTTTGCCTGCACTCCGACAACCATTGGTGATCTTGATGTTTGCTGTGAAATTGTTTTGAGTGCATCGAGATTATCTGATACCCCAATAGTCTTACTGTCAGATCTTGAATCTGTTGGCATTCTTTGCAAATAATCCACATAGACCATGTCAATTATATTGCTTTCTGCGATGATCTTTATAGCCCCCTCGATTGCATCCGCGTCGATCTTTATTTGTTTCCTGTCGGTCATGCTGGAATAGCCAATATTCCAAAGTGGAACGAAACGCCGATTGATAGCGTGTTTCAAACATACTACCCACTCGTCATCCGTGATATCTCCCTTCGCCATGTTGGTAATCGATAGCCTGTTATCCGCCGCAACGTTGAACGCGTTTAGTTCTTCGATTGACTGTTCGAGCGTTATGTAGACAACGACCCTGTTGGTAATATTTTTACTGCGCAGCCATGCCGCGCGGGTCCTGGCCCAATAAACCATAAAGCCAGTCTTTCCATTGCCAGGGCGAGCAATCACACTCATTAACTCGCCAGGAAAAAGCGGTAATAGGTGTTCGTCCAGGTCGCGAAGCCCGACCTTTACCCCCATACCGTTATTTGATCTACGTTCCTCCAAGTATTTGCTACCAAGAATTCCCACATCTTCAGGAGAAAATATTATGGACGAATAGTCTTTTTGTGTGCTCATAGTTGTTCTAATAACCTTCTTTTTGCTGCGGATATTGGTTTGTTGCCATTGCTATTGACCGGCCTTCCTGCTATTCTGTCGGCGTGTACCTCTATTGCCGTTCTCGTGATCGACCACAGGCCGGTTACGCTCATCGGCTTATCGCCCCCTTTCAGTTTGTTGATTGCAATTTCAATTTCATCCGGTAAAACACCAGCCCGATTCATGGTCTGTTCTGCCTCCACCCACTTATCAAGATCGTATGCCATAATCTTTGTTACATCGGTGAATTTGTCAGAAATTTCACTTCTTTCTGAATCTTTATTTTTTAGGGACTGGGACTGGGACTGGGTTCGTTTTTGCTTCGGTTTTGCTTTAGCAATTGCTTGAGCATTTGCTTCGTTTTTGCTTCTAACTTCTCCGCTTCTTTGACCGCCACGCCTTCCGGCGTTGGATCTGTCGTTTTTTAGTTGCAAAACTTTCTCTTTGCTCATATTCCAGTCCAAAAAATCATGAACCATATATCCTGACTGAACCACTTCCCATAGCCTGTGCTCAACCAAACGTGAAGCAATTGCTTGAGCATTTGCTTGAGCATTTGCTTCAAATGGAAGTTTCGCCCACGTGTAAAGCATCATCAAAACACTGGATGGTATAAAGCCATCTGTAAGCTGCCCGTTACAATAGATTATTCCGGCGATATATAAATCCTGCTCATCGCGATCTATCGTTGCGTTTTTCGGGTTTAGATAAAATTGGTCATCAAACTTTGACCACATCTAATCCCCCTTTTTATCTTTTTTATTAATTTGGGTTGTAATCCGGTTTAGTTCAGATTGTGCAATACGAATCCTGTTGCTAACCGGAAGATAAACAAAGGTTATCTTCCCGGCCTTTTCCCATCTGCGCAAAGTAATAGTATGCACATTTAGTATATCGGCGACCTGTTGTAGGGTTTATAATTGTTCTGTCATGTTATGAATTGTAGCACAACGTAACGTGTGTGTCAGTAGTAAAT